TTAGTGACGGAACCCCAGCAAGGCACTCCAGCCATAGGCGAGCAGCGCAAGCAGTGATGCGGTCAGCAGGCTCTTCCAGAATGCCCAGTCCTCCCTGCTGACAAACTTGCCTGTTACATCCTGCAGGCTCTCGCGGAACGTGTCGCCCTGCGTCGCGAGGGCCTGGTTGAAGCGCTCGTACATCGCACGGAACGAGGCATCGAGTTCCGCATCACGATTGCCGAGCCGCTCCACGGCCGTCACCACATAGCGCATCTGTTCCTCGAGCCGCGCCAGACGTACCACCAATTCGTCGGTCATGGCCTGGGAAGGTTGAACCGTTTGCACCGAAGACGGCGAGTGTGTCGTCACGATACCTCACCAAGAATGAATTGGTTGAAACGATCAGCCCGGTGTTGCCGACACTGGTGCGGGCGTGGCAGTGGCCGCCAAAGGATAGTCCAGAGCCCACGCGCTGCCGAGATCGTTCCCGATGTCCCAGCCGGCAGGTTTGGTGACCGATGCATAGTTGTCGGTAACCGCGTTGCCACGGAAGATATTGGCGGACCCATAGGGATAGAACAGCAGCAATCCTGATTGGGAGTTGCTCGGCGCGCTGGCCAGCGTCAGCTGCAGATGGGTCGGATCGACGCGCGTACAGGCAACTGCTGGGATCATCGGACCAGGATTGGCGACAGAACCGCCATCCATCACAGCGAAGCCCTGCCCCGAGGCCGCAAGCAACGGAACAACGAGATCGCTGCCCGCATCATGAGTAATCGTCAGGACGAGCGTGGTCGAATGGGCAACCGCCTGATAGACATGTGCGATCCTCGGGCCTCCTGCGGAAGGAATGCCCGCGGGAATCGCCGTTTCGGTATCGCCGCCGGTCGCCGCCAGAACTGCGCGTGCTGCGACGGGTGCCGCGAGGCGACCGAACCGCAGGTTGTCAGTTGCGTCCCGATGGTTGAAGTCGCCGCCGCTGGATACGCCTGTCGCGGGGTTCCAGGTTGCGCCGCGCGGATTGCTGTCGGCGGTCTGCGGCAAGCCGATGATGATTCCAAGCCCCGAGCTTGCGACGACGTCCGCCACCGCCTCTCGGGCCATTTGTGTGCCGCTGTCCGTCCCGGACCCGAACGGGATAGCATTCCAGAGCATCAGCGGCAGCGAGGCTGCACTGCGCGACAGCATGTTTCGCGTCAGCGCGACGAGCCTGGTCAGTGCGGACTCGTAGTACGCTTTTTCTGCATAGGGCCTGGCGCTGTCGGTCTCGGTCCAGGGCCACACAAGCAGTGAAACGTCGTTCAGGTCCGCGGCCTCCTGTGCGGCTAGATACGTTTGCACGGCCTGACCGTCCGCACCGAGCTGCCACCCGGCAGGACTGCTGCCGTCGCCGGGATCCGCGAGGAAGGATCCGGGATACACGACCGATCCGGAGAACGGCTCGTTGCTGATGCCGTGGCCAGAAATACAGGTGTAACTGGTGCCGCTACTCCAGGCCCCGATTACGTTGAACGCGAGAGCGCCCAAATGCCAAGCGATCCCCTGTGCCAGAAGATGCCATGCACCGTCGGTGAGGGAATAGCCGGCATTCGATTGCCCCATCACAACGAGCTGCACGCCCTTGCGCGGGCCACGCAGCCAGCGGGTTGCCGCCGCAAGCAGGGTACTGATGTCGGACGCAGAGATGGCTCGAGACCACAGCGCAGCCTCGTGGAACCAGCATTGGGCGCCGCCCGCAGGATTGCCGGAATGCAGGATCAGCAGCGACCCCGCGAGGCTGGACGCAAGCGGGTTCGGCCCTCCGCCCAGCACCTGGCCGCCATCGAGCCAGACATCGACACCGACGCCTGGCGTATTCCGGATGACAATGGAATGTGTATGACGCCGCTCGAGTGCGCTGGTTAGCACGGACTGGCTGGAACCAGGGAACAGAATGAGACGCTGGTTCGATCCGGCACCCGCATCCGCGGCGAGAACAACGGTGCCCGAGATCGCCAGCAGTGCGATCTGCGCAGCCGCTGCGTTCTGGGCGAAATTCGGGCGTGACCAGACAAGGTAGATCGTCCAGGCGATACCGGAGCCGAGCGACGCCCCGGACAGAACGAAGCCGCTGTCGGGATCCATCTGAGGAAGAAGCATCCCGCCGGATGGCACGGCGGGCGGGATAACAAGGTTTCGGCCCGCTCCACCCCATTGTCCGTTCAGGCGGGCAGTGGCCTGCGGGGAACCGCCTGATCCAGAATACCGGTATGCCGAAACAGGGTTGCCGTTGCCGGATTTGTCCGCAACGGCCGCGATCGCATTGTTCCGGCTGGGCAATGGGTTGCCGCTCGCATCGAGCAGGCCTGAATAGGTGCCTGCGTCCCACCAACCCGCAAGGCCGCCAATCGCCGACGGATAGGGTCCATTGAAACTTGCCGTCGCATTTGCTGCGCCGCCGCCGAAGGCGCGCCAGAGAGCGGGACGGCCCGGCGCCACCAACAAGGCGCGCCCTGGCCGGATCTGTGTGACTGACACGTCGGCTACCGGGCTAGGTAAAGACGAAGCCTGTGGAAACGCAGGTCGCGACGATATTGCCACCCGCGTCGTACGCGATGCCCCACACATACCACGTCCCTGCGGTCGTCGGGCCGTTGGCGTACGTGACCCAGAGATTGTGGCCGCCGTTGCTGTACTGCGTGGTTGTCTGCAGGCCGGAGCTTGGTACCGTCGTGTTGCCGGTCGACCAGGCGATGTTCACCGCATGCGGAACCGTATGGGTGCCATCACCGGTCGCACTGTTATCGTTGATCTGGACAATGATCCCGTTTGTACCGTGCGCGGCCGTGTATCCGGCCGCTGGTGCGAACGAGGTCAGCAGATAGTTGCTGGGCGCAGCGGTAGTGCTGACGACTTGTGAGCTCCAAGCGCTTGTGCCGCCCGCGTTCACAGCCTCAACCTGATAGTCGTAGGCTGTACTTGCCGAAAGGCCGGTTACGGTGGCGCTGGTGCCGGTTATGCCGCTGACCGTTGTCCAGGTGCTGGCCCCGTCGACGCTGTAGCGAACGTTGTAGCTGACGACGGGGCCACCGGACGCAGGTGCCGTCCACGACAGGGGCTGCGTGGTGCTTGTTGCCGTTCCGGCCGCGAGCCCGGTGGGTGTACCGGGAGCCGCGACGACTGTGGTGAAAGTGACCGTCCCCGTGAATGCAGAAGTCCCGCCGGCATTCGTTGCAGCAACCTGAACGTCGTACTGCGTCCCCGCACTGAGGCCAGCAAGCTGATCGCTGAGAGCCACAATACCAGCGACCTGCTGCCACGCGCTGGTACCAGTCGGACGATACTGCAGCGTATAGCTTGCAACCGCTCCACCGGCGGCCGGCGCCGTCCATGTCACCGCAGCGGTCGTCTGTGTGATCGTTGCTACTGCGAGTCCACTGGGCACCCCTGGAGCGGCAACCGTCGTGCTTCCGTTTGCAATCGTGCTGGGGGAACTGGATCCCGCTGTATTCACGGCGATGACCTGGAAGTCGTATCCCGTGCTGGAGGCGAGCCCAGTCACGGTGATGTCAGTCACTGTGATTCCGCTTGCGAAAGTTGTCCAGGCGGATTGCCCGGTGACACGGTATTGGACCGTGTAACTGCCGACCGCACCTCCCGATGTCGGGGCGACCCAGGCAAGCGCAAGCGTGGTTGTCGTCGGGGCAGAGGCTACGAGGTCGGTTGGCGCATCTGGCGGGACGGATGGGGAAGCCGGCGTCGTCGCGTTCACAACGGTGGACGGGGTGCCGAAACCTGTCACGTTGAGTGCCAGTACCTCGATGTCGTATTGCGTGTCCGCAGAGAGCCCGGCCAATTGGGCACTGGTAACGGAGGTGCTCTGGGTCGACCAGGGCGACTGGCCGGTTATGCGGTACTGCACAACGTATCCCGTCGGTGCTCCACCGGATGTGGGTACTGACCATGACAGTGTTACCGCGCTGTAAGTCACGGTGCCGATTGTCACGCCGATCACCTGGCCAGGCGCGGGGACCGCCACAGACCCGGAAATGCACGCCAGGTTCACCGAACCGCCAGAGTAGCTGACAGCGTAGATCTCGGCGCACTGGCCGGCGGCGAGGCTTGAGGACCCACTTGTCGTTGTGATGCCACTGTCGAACACTACGGAGCCCGAAGAGACGTTAATGACGGTACAGGCAAACCCGCTGCCTTCAGTACTCGAGTGCGTCAGTGTCACTGGCTGCGATACCACGAGGATGCGGCCGTTGTGCGAGCTGCCGTCGAGCGTTGTGTCGGTGGTGATCTCGACAACGGGGCGCCGATATCCAGGAAGATGACCTGCGACCCATGACCAGACGGCAGCCATGGTCTGAACCAGCATAGTGCTCGTGCCTTGACCGACCCAGAACAGATCTGTGTCGGCCGCCGGACCGGCGGGCGTACCTTGGTCGATGGTTTCGCCGTCCACGAAGTTGGCGTAGGTGATGGCACTGTTCGTGCCACCCTGACTGACAGCGACGAGATCGGTGGACGCAAGCGACGCCACCACGTTAAGGCCAGAGATATTCGTGCCGCTGGTGCCAGAACCCCCAGCGTTGCCGCTGGCGGATATGACGCCCGACCCGTCGATGGTGACGTTGGTGCCTGCGCTGAACAATCCCCGCAGCGCGGAAAGCGGAAGCAGAGAAGGAACGCCACTGCTGTTGAGGACCGCTTGGTCTGTCAGCTGCAGCGCGGTCTTCTGGGTGAACGTGGCGTGATCCGCCCCGGTTGCATGAACGGCATTTCCAGTGAGCGCCAGGCCGGTCCCGAGTGTGATCGGCTCCGGCCCCCCCGGCCCAAGGCTGATCCTGCCGAGAAGCGTACCGGTCGGGGTCGATATCGCCGGCTGGGTCGCGGAAAGCATTTCGCCAATACTGACGGACCGGGTGGTACCGCCTTGGCTCAACGGAACCTGGTCTGCTGCATCGACAGTCGTGGCGACCGGCAGATCGGAGATTTTCGGCATGACGGCCTTTTGCGTTTGGAACTGGTTGCCGGATTAGGCGCCCACGTAGCACCACCAAACTGCGGCGGTGGCGTTCCACTGAGCAGAGAATGCGCCCCCGGCAGCCAGCGCGGCGGGCGGCGACTGGACGGTCGAACTACTGCCGAAGGCATCCACGACGGTCAGCGCCGAAACGGCGACCTGAGAGCTGACTCGTATCACCTGGCCATTTCCCTGCGCGGAGGGAAGCGACAGCGTGAGCGCGGCCAGAGTATTGCTGCCGAGGATCCGGTAGTCGGAGACTCCAGTGCCGATGGCGAGCGTGCTGCCGGAAGCGGGCGAGGACGACGCCATTGCCTGGCGCTGGATGCCTCCGCCACTTGCGATGCTGCCCGCTGCCAGCGTCCCCCCAACGGTCGTGGGTCCACCGCTCGGGTTCAGCGCAAGCCCATTCGCCGCAACCCAGTTGATGCCGATGACCAGAACACCGGTACCGCTGCCGCCGAAGGTGGTTTGGCTCGTCGCAGGAGCGGTCGCCGTTGCACTTGAGGGCTGCACCTCGGTCTGCAGTGTCAGAACGGCGCCGGTCGCCGGATTTGTCGTCAGAACGGTGTGCTGCCCGCCGTAGTTGTCATAGACGAGATCGCCGGGGAAGTAGTTGCGCGACTGTACCCCCTGGCCGCCGCCGCCACCCGACACGACCGAGGCGTTGCCGCTTCCGACGAAGCCATGAACGTCGACGTTGAGACCGCTGGAACTTGAAGATAGCAGAGCGTTGCTGATACTGACACTGCCTGCCGCGCCGATGGCAAAGCCCGGGCCGGCATATTGCTTGCCGCCCTGCCTGGTGAAGTTGCCGTAGCGGAAGTCGATCCCGTAAGTCAGGACGCGCGGCGTGAACATCTGGGTTGACCCATTGCCCCCCGCCGCCCCTTGATAGCCAATCTGAATGATCGAGCCAGTCGGCGTGACTGGAAACTGTGATCCGCTGCCGTTCTGACCGCCGACGTTGAGTACCGACTGCCAGCCTGCCACCGGGGACGTAAGCTGGTCGGCCACCATTATGGCGGCACTAAACGAGTCGGGGGCCGCCGTGTCACCCGATTCCCGGATGATGCTCATGCCAAGCTTGTTCGCCACACTGGCCCCGGAAACGACCGGCCCCAACGAAACGGTTTCCGTCGCCGCTCCGGTTACCGTCGCCGAGACCGTCACTGTCGCGAGCGTCAGCGGCCAGCACAAAGTGAGGACGCTGGAAGAGGCCGAATTATACGTGGCTGAAAGTCCGACAGCGCGCAGATTGGCATTGTTCCAGATGAGCGCCTGCAAGTTGGCGGTCATCATACCAAGCGAATTACCCGCTCCAACCGTATAGGAGACGGTGACGGGCGACCCGGTAATACCAGCAGACGAGAACGACAGGGAAATCACATCGCCTGCGGTTGCCGCGCCCGACAGCGTGAGCACCTGCTGCGTCCCGTATACTGCGATGTTGATCTCGCCGAGGGCGTTGGCGAGCTGATGATACGTCGCGCCGGGCAGAAGCAGCACCTGGGGATTGAGCGAATACCACGAACCGCGCCCAGCCTGTCCGGGTCCGGTCCCCCCCGAGTTATAGGAACTCTGTACGAAGACGTTCGCGCCCACGTATTGCGGCGAGTTCGCTGCTCCGACGTTTGCAACGTCCGTCTGAGACAGCTCGGTCAAAAGCGCTACCCGGCCACCGCTTGTGCCTGTCCCGCCGAAATTCCGCTCAATTGCCGTGGTGTAGAGCGCGGCATTGGGCGCGGTGTAGGCGAGGCTGTCGGACGAGACGATGAAGGCGGACAAATAGCCGGTACCGGAGAGGCTGCCCGTGTAGTTGCTGCCCGTCGCATTCACGCGTGGGGTGGGCGCGCTGCCCGACAACGTTTGGGTGCCGCCGAAGGCCTGATAGTAGTTGGCTGACAGGATGTTGTTGACAGTAACGCCGATCCCACTGCCGCCACTCCCTATGCCGAAGGTAGTGCTGCCGGTGACGCCACCTGTCAGGCTCGTCGTACCTGCGACGCTGAGGGTACTGCTGAATGATCCGGTCGTTCCCTTGATGGAGCTGGGGGTTGTCCCGCCGATCGCGATGCCATCGATCGCGCCACCGGTGAGCGCGACCGCCGAACCGGACAACTGGTTGGAACCCATTGCCAATGGCCCGGTCAGCGAGCCACCAGATTTGGGCAGCGCCGACGAGACCTGGGCGTCGACATACTCCTTGGTAGCCGCTTGCATGGCGGTTGTTGGATCCGCGGCCAGGATCAACGGACCTGTCAGCGTGCCGCCGGCAGACGAGAGGCCCGCCGAGCCTCCGACAGAGTCGACGTAGTGCTTCGTTGCCGCCTGCAGCGGGGCGATCGGATCCGCTGCCAGCGTCAGGGGGCCTGTCAGCGTGCCCCCAGTCGACGGCAATACGGCCGACATCTGCGCATCAACGTAGTGCTTGGTCGCCGCCTGGCTGGAGGAGACCGGATCCGACGGCAGCACGAGGGCACCGCTCAGTGTCCCACCCGCAAGAGGAAGCGCGCCGCCGACCTGCTGATCGACGTACTGCTTGGTTGCCGCCTGCAGACCGGCAGTCGGATCGCTGGACAGCATCAATGCGCCACTCACCGTGCCGCCGGTCCTTGGCAACGCGAGGGCTGTTCCGGCATCGACATACTGCTTTGTCGCAGCCTGCAGCGGCGCCGCAGGATCGTGGGCGAGCGTCAGGATGCCAGTCATCGCGCCGCCGCCAATTGGCAATGCGGACGCCACTCCCGCGTCGACATACCGCTTTGTCGCAGCCTGGGATGCGCTGGCGGGGTCACCCGCCAAAGTCAGGGCACCAGACAGCGTTCCGCCGGTCTTCGGCAGCGCGAGGGCTGCCTCGGCATCGACATACTGCTTTGTCGCAGCCTGCAGCGACGAGCCAGGATCGCCGGCGAGCGTCAGGCTGCCGGTCATGGTACCGCCGGAAATCGGCAGTGCCGAGTGAACTCCCGAATCCACATATTGCTTCGTGGCGGCCTGGAGCGGCCCGGACGGATCAGCGGCAAGGGTCAGCGGACCGACCATCGCGCCGCCAGCGACTGGGAGCGCGGCGGCAGTCAGGTCTGCCAGTTTCGATCCCAAGCCCTGACCCGTTGGGGTCACCAGCATCTGCGAGGCATCCAAGCCGGCGACCGCGGTCAGGCCGGCCATGAACTGGCTATAAGGGACAGCCGTATTGCCTGCTGCCTGCCCCATTGCAACGAGGTCGCCCGGCGCGGGAACGGTACCTGCGGGCAGCGCATCGACCAGGTAAGAGGTTTCGGCCGAAATGGTTCCTGCGTTCAGGACAAGGTTTGCCCCGATCGCAAGCGACTCAGGAGCCCCCGTGCCGGACGATGCTCGGCCCAGGACAGTTCCTGACGGGACCGCGAGAGCCGGTTGAAGCCCCGATACGATCTGCGCGCGCGTGACCTTTCGCGTTGTTCCACTCTGGCTGGTAAGGATCTCGTCCGTGTCCGCCGCTGCCGTGGCAGGCGCGAGTTCGTCGATCGTCGGCATGAGGCTCTGCTCTCCGGAGGGCGTGGTTCGACGTCAGCTCGACAGCACTGGGTTGCCGTTCTGGTCCGTTATGACGAGACCGGTATCGGTCTCGATTGCCGTCGTCGGTACTGCCGGATTCGACAGAGAAAGGACGGGAAGCAGAATGCTGCGCTGAATCGTGCGGCCATTGGCCGTGCCGACGGTTACGGTCACGGTGTAGACGGTGCCCGCCTGTCCCTGCGCGAACCAAAACACTGCAACCGAGCCGTCGGCCGTGGTGCTGCTGAGCATCAGATCGCCGGGATTGGCCGGACTGATCGAAGCATCCAGCGTTGCGATGGAATCGCCATCGTTGCCGACCAAAGCCGGCGCAATGTCGAACTGGTAGTCCAGGATGTCCGCCGGATCCTTCGTGGGCCAGTTCAAAGGCGGCGGCGCCGAGGCGATCGCGCCGCGAGGCACTGGAATGAAACCGTCAAGTGTAACGGTTCGTGCGTTGCTGGGCTTCCAGACATGAGTAGCCGGTGTCGGCATGACGTTTTCCAGAATCACCGATATGGAATGGAGCCACCGTTCGGTTGCAGGTGGCCGCCGAAGGCGGCGCCGGCGAGTTGACCGCTAGCCCGCTGGCGGAGTGACGGCCGAATGAAGATCCGGCAGAGCCAGCACCGCATCCGCCGCGCCCGCGGTCGTCTGCGGAGGAACGACGATTGCGCCTTCGAGACGCCAGCCATAAGTCGCCGCCGGAACATCGGTGACGTCGACCCAGTGCAACTCGGGATGAAACATGGCCAGGATGTCGCCGTCCGTGGTGAGTAGCTCGACCACGGAGCCCTGATCGAGCCGTGCGTACGTCCTCATTACCACCTCACCATGACAAGACCGTTGGCACCTGCAGCACCGGACAGGGCGGTCGATCCATTCTGGCCTGTGCCGGCACCCGACGCGCCGCCGCCGGGCGATTGACCGGAAGACGCGTAACTTGTGGCGACGTAGGTCACGCCACCGCCGAGCGCAGCGGCGCCACCGGACCCTCCGATATTGCCAATTCCATTGCCGCCGGTGCTGCCGGCAACGTTGATATCACCGCCGACCCCAATGCCCTGCGAAGAAGCACCCAGCCACGGCAGGGTGAGCGTCGCCAGAGGGTTCAGCCCACCACCGGTCGCGGAGACGTAACTGCCGAAACTGCTGCTGCCTCCGGCGCCCGGGGACTGTGTGGTGGTGCCCGCGGAACCGCCTGTGCCGATCGTGACCGGGACGACCTGGCTGGGATTGAGGCCGGCGATCCGCTTGCGGGCATATCCCCCGCCAGACCCGCCGCCGCTCGCGCTGGAGGCAGTCGAGCAATACGAACCGCTGCCGGCCCCCCAAACCTCCACTTCCACTTGCGTGACACCCGGTGGGACGACGAAGTTGGAAGTGCTGGTGATGGCCTGTACGCCCGAGCCGAATCCTGGCCGCAGCGTTGGCAGCCTCCAGGCAAGGAAAGGTGCGCCTGGGAGTGTCGTTATCGACGCCGCGGTGATCGCGGTCTGGCCATAGGAAGCGGTGACGACGTAAAGCCCAACCCAGCCGTTATCGACCGGCGGCGTGACCTGCGTACCGGCGGTGGCGGCTGCGCCCGCCTTCAACTGCAGCTGAACCCGTTGTGTGCGCAACGTGTTCTGCGCAACGCCGGAGTTGGTCGGCCCGGTGTAGGGCTGCGCGGGGTTGGCGGCATTGTAGTATGGCAGAACGACCGGACTCACATCTGCTTCCTGCAGAGCCGCCTGGATCAGGAAGTTGGCAGATTGGCCGGATGTGGTTACCGGTGAAACGGTGAAGGTCGTCGAGGCGAGATTGATGCCCATCTTGACGAGCTGATCGGTGCCATCCGCCGGCAGTGAGCCGTAGGCCAGCGTATCCACTACGGACAGCTGCGTGATGCTCCCCGGCCCGACGACGACGTTCAGCGATGCGGGCGCCGTCGGCGCGCAAACCAAGCCATCCACAACGGTGCTGGTACCGAGAACCAGCTGCGCAAGATACCCCAGCGCCACCATCGTGTTGCGATTCAGCGTCAGCAGATCGGTATCGAGGGGTATGCTGCCCGGATAGACGATATTCCTGTCCATGGTACCTCGAAGTTCGTGTGCATGATTGCGACGCCGGCCACGGTGCGGGCCGCGTCGATCGGCTTGGAATGCCGCCGGTCGCCTAGTTCGTGATCTGGATCCAGGCGATCGTTGCGACAGGGAGGACACCTGCAACCGCCGCGGCGATGTCGCCATCGGTGACCTGGCCCTGCACCATCGACAAGCTGGCGTATTCGATCGTGCCGCCGCCGTATGCGCCGGTGGCACCGCCCCAGCCGGCAACCTGCTGGATGCCGCTGCCGAACGGGCGATATGCCGTTATGAAGCACTGGAATGGGAGCGTCATGCTGCCCCAACCGCCGGCAACGCCGTACCCGGCACCACCGGCAGTATAGCCTCCGGTATCGGTCGTGCAGATCGGCTCGAATACCCGCGGGGTACGGCCGGTGAGCATCTGCAGGGCATTGATGACAGCCTGGCGCGTACCATGCTCACGCAGCAGGCTATTCTGTATGAGAAGCCGGAACGCTGCGTCGCTCTGTCCCGTGCGCCGCAACAATCGGCTGCCGAAGAAGTCGTTGGCAATGACATCCAGCCAGACATCCGTCGCGGTGGCGATCCTGGTCTGCGCGACAACATAGGCAAGCAGCAAATAGACCCAGGCCCAGGCCCAGCCGAGGCCCGAGAGAAGTCCGTCCAGCAACGGCGATTGGTCGGCGAACCAGCGGGCCGGGAGCACCGCCTTGATCCGCTGAATCATATCCTGCTGATCACCGGTCATCCTAGTTCACCGCCACGACGCCGACCTTGACGACGCCGTTCGCAGGTGGCGACAGATCGGAGGTGGCCCCGTTCACCTGCACCTGGCCGACATTGACGATCGACGGCGACGCCGAATATGCGATCTGGCTGATCCGGCTTATGGGCAGTGGTGCGCCGATCGGCAGGGCGTTGACGTAGCTGGCAATCGCGGCCGCGACCGATGGAGAAAGCTGGGCATTCGTCGCTGGACTGGCGACGACAAGCGCGAGCGAGATGTTCGCGACCGTAATCGCCGGCGGCTGCACGGAGAACATTGCCCCCAGCGGCCGCACCGCATCGACCGCCGTAGTGACCGTGCTCAACAACGATGCGGAAGGATGGCCGGTGCCGTCGTCGATCGTCACGACGAAGCTGCCCATGAGTGGATTTCCCGCGGGGTCCTGGTTTTCCTGGATGGTGTAGAGGAGACCTTGCTGAATGTTGCCCACGGCGTATCCAACGGCCAGTTTGGTCGCCCGGGAGCGACTGTCGATGTAGTTCTGGAAGCGCGATCGGAAGGCTGTATCCGTTTCGGCATCCAGTCCGTTCTGGAAGGGCGCGGTGTTCGTCACGGTGTCGATTCCCGGTATCGCCGAGGCCAGCAGGGACACCGCGTCGGCCAGCACGTTACCGGCGCTGCCAGCTGTCTGCGCGACCACCGGCAGGTCCATCGACGATGCCGTCGTGAACAGCACGTAGCCCGCTTGCGCCGCGTTCCAAGCCAGGTTCGACGTATCCTGCGTGACCGCGAAAATCTGCGTCCCGTCTGCGGTGCGAACCAGGGCCCCGACCGGCACGAAGGCCGATCCGATCGCAGTCAATCGGCCGAACGTCACGATCCCGGTTGCAGGGACGGCCGGAAGGCGCGTCAGGGCGAAGTCCGCCATCCAGCTATCGAGGTCGCCGCCCGCACTTGTCGCGGCGCGTGTCGTCTGCAGCACCTGCAGAATGAGCCATTGCATCCAGAGACCGACGGATGCGCTGGATTCCAGTACGGCCCGCAGCGTGGAGCCGACGGTAAGGTCGACCAGTTGCGATGCGGCCGACTGGACGGACGCCGCCATGTTCTGGACAAGTGTCGAAAAGTTCTGAAGCGAAAGCTGCATGACTTACCCGCCGACCGAGAACGACAAGAGTTGCGTCTGTCCGCTTGGCGCATCGACGTAGCGGATCTGGACGTAGATCGCCCCATCGGCCCCTTCGGCCCGCACCCTGATTTCGGGTTCCGGTGTGCGGGCGACGGCGGGCTCCTTGAAGATCTGGCTGCGGATCAGCGCCTGGATCTGCGCCGCGTTGGTGGTCTGACCCACGAGGCGCCCGAGGCCCGCGCCGTAACCCAGCTGCCAGATATAGTCGCCCGGATTGGTCATCAGTCGACGCAGCACGCGCTGCTGGCCGAGCTGCGAGCCGGTCACCACAGCGAGGTCGCCCGTCGGTCCGGCGGACAGATCCCCGCCCCATTGATGCGAAAGGTCGTACACTCTCAATCCTGCGGGTTGGGGATCGACGTTGTTCCGCCACGCGAGTCGGTATGGGTGTGTTGGTTGTAATGTCCTCGAAGCTGCGACAGCGATCCGTGGCGATCGTAGACGTCGCCATTGACCATGAGATCGCCAGAGATCCTGACGGTGCCGTCGTTAAGCAGTTTCAGGTAGCTGCCCGATTGGTGCACGAGCCACAGTTCGCCGGCCGGCGCCGGTGGCGGCGGCGTCACGCCGCTGAACGAACGGCCGATAACGACGCCGTTTTCGGCATCGCCTTCCTGCGCGAGTACCATCACCTGGTCGCCCGGTGACGGCGGACAAATCATGCCCCATCCAGCGCCGACCCAAGGCGACAGCACGGGCAACCAGCCAGTCAGAACGGCTTCGGGCTGGAGCAGAACACGCACCGTCGCATCCGATGGCGACACTGACGTGACGATACCGAAACGCGGTTGGGCCTGCAGCTGGTCCAGCCGGCCCGACGCGCCCTTGAGGGCATTCAGAAGGCGTTCCATCGGTTCAACCTGTCACCGCCGCGACGATATCCGCCGGCGTGGTAGACTGCGTGCGAGGTGAGGAGTTCTTGGCGCGGATGCGCTGCTCGAACCCGGTGGTCGGCGAAAGATGCCGATCAATCACGTCAACGAAATAGGTCTGGTCGAAATCCGTCCCGGTGCCCACCAGCTGGATCATCGACCTGGCGGTCAGGGTCAGATCGCCGGGCATCAGCGCCTCCCACACACGCTCGTGGATAGTAAGCTCGGCGAGCTTCTGCTGGGCGAGTTTCAGCGCCTCGTCCATCGTCAGGTTGGGACGGACGAAGACGTAGGTCTGAGGCGGCTGCCCGGTACCTGTCAGGAGGGCGCTACGGCCCGCAATCCCCGATGCGCGAGCGGTCTGCTCGAACGCCGTCTGCTGACGGCTGTTCCAGCTTTTGACTGTTACGACGATATCGCGGGCAAGAGTGAGCGATCGTTCCAAGCGCAAGTCCTGCAGGACCTGCGGCGTCACGATCCAAGGCGCAACGGGGTCCGATGCACCTGGCTGGAAATAGAGGGCGGTTCCCGAAACATAGACATCGAACCCCTCTTGGCCTGCCAAAAAGATCAGCAGATCCCATTCCGTCATCGACCGGGAGAACTGATTGAGGGTCGTGCGATCGTGCTCGTTCTGATAGTAGCGCCCGACGGGCGTCGATGTGCTGGCGACGACTGGTGTCAGGTCGTGTCGCTGGGCGAGGATCGTCGCGATCTCGCTCGATGTGCGGTTGGCGAAGGTCTCCTGTGTGCGAGCCTCGATGAGTGCAGCGGTAAGATCCCGGCCTTCGACGCAGAGAAGGCTACTGGTGATGTCGACCGAGACCGTGTCCGCCAGCCCTTGAATGAGGCTGACGAAGCTGGCCCCGGCATCCAGACTGAACTGCACATCGAGCATGATGCCCGTCTGCGACGACCAGAATTCGGCCGTTGCGAAGGGATCAGGGCCGAGAGCGATGGATGCACGAAAGCGATCTGCGGCATAATGGTTGTTGGACGAAACGTCGGCCTCGATCGCGCCGCTGACGACGGCGCCGTTCGCCAACACGCGAAGGCGCGGCGCACGCCAGTTAGAGGCGCCAGGCAGAAGCCCGAGGATGGAGCCCAGGCCGGCTCCTGTGCCGACATCACTGGGCGGCAATGCCGCCTCCGGCGTTCGGGTCCCTATCGGGAACAAGCAGGGTTACGACGCCCTGAAGCATCGGATCCTTGATGCCATTCAGCTGCGCGATGCGAATCCACTGCGTGGCATCACCAAGCTGCTGTGCGGCGATCTGAAAGAGGTTTCCCCCGGCGACGGTCAGAGTCATCATGCCTAGGTGCTCGCGTTGGCGAGGTTAATGGCTGCACGTCCGAGATAGGCTTGGCCAACGACGAGCTGACTGAGCTGCTGCGACGCCACCACGCCGCTGTTGAGCGCTGCGATCCCATCTGAGGCAGAGCCCGAGGACGACAGTTCTGTCATTGGCAATTCCGACTGTGCGGCCCCGATGGCGCCGGATAGTTGCGATTGCGCGCCTGCAATGCCCGACAAGGCCGTTCCGTAGGCGGCCGTATCGCGGGTGGTGGCGGAGGGATCCGACAGCAGGGACTGCACCGAGCTCAAGTCGACGCCCGCGCCGGAAGCCTGCGTGGATGCCATGGCAAGATCCGACAGCAGGCTCGCGCCGAGAGACACCGCCGTCTCGATCAAGGCGCTGGCTTCATCGCGCAGCACCGTGCAGGTGATCGTGTATGGGATCCAACTGCTCGTCGTGTAGTCGGCCTGAAACTGCGAGACGACGACGGTGTAGAAAAACGCATCCCAGGTCAGCGGCAAAGGGAGCCCCTGGGCGCGCAGTTCGTCGAGCAGCCGGGCCCGCAAAGTGGCATTGCTGCCGGTGAAGATCCCGGAGAAACAGATATCCGCATCGTCGCGCCCAAGTGCATCAACGACGCGGGTGCCGTCCGGTAGCTTGTGGACCACCAGCCTCTGGGCACCGCCGAAGTTGATGCCGCCCGGTGCCTCGAAATCCTGAAACAGGACTGGCCCCAACAGGAGCGTCGTGCCGCCCATCGCTGCTGCTTTCCGATGAAATGGAGTGTGGCGGTCAGTTGCCGGTGGGCGCGCCGGGCCAGGTAGGCGTCATGCGTGGATCGAAACCGGTGGTGCCCGCCGGTGGTCGATTGAGCCGGGCTTCGAGCTGCCGGGTCAGCCAGCGCCCCAACGCCTGTCCGTCGAGATGGATTTCCGCAAACGCCGGCGGGTCCGCCGTCGGCGCCTCTGGCGCTGGCCGTGACGCCACAGGAGATATCGCTTCAGCGGCCGTGGGTGATGTTGGCGCCTGCGGCCTGGATAGTGGGATCGGAGCGACCGGCTGGCCGACTTGCGGTGTGGCCGGCTGACGCGGCGCGTCCGCGATCCGGGGGGACGACAGCGGTTGCGAATGGGAATCCGACGGCAGGACGGCCATCGCCCTGGGCATCGCGACGGGGTCGGGACCGGGCGCGGGCGGCAGCGACAGCCTGGGTGGCGGAGGCGAATTATCGCGCGCCACAGTTGGTGGTCGCGCGGGCATCGGAATGGCCGCGGGGGCGCTGTGCGCCATCGGCCGTTCCGCCTGTGGCAACGCGGCCACGTCCGATCTGGCGGATGAATTGGTGGGCTGGGCCGGCGGGCGCGGGGATTCAGCCCGCCCCGACGCGTCGATCGAGGATGCCGGTCGTGCGAACGGCACAGGCGATGGCGCTAGAGGAGGTACTGGCGCGCCCGGATGTGCTGCAGCCTGCGGCTCGGCCGCCGGCGTCACTGGTGGCGAACCGCGGGAAACGGACCCGCTGCCACCATCGTCCGCGGGCAGCGCCGTCCGCGGGATCGTAATCGGAACGTCGTCGGTGGTCTGCTTCGCGGTGGGCCCACCAGGTGTGTCCGCCACTGGTTCCGGCTGGGCGTCTCGCACTTTCCGGGCCGAAACTGGCGGGACCCCGATGGGCAGCGATGGATTGGCGATGCTCGATGCGAGCCGGCGCAGCTGCTCCAGACCCATGGCGCTGGCCGCAATCGCCGCATCCAGCGCGGCGAGATCCTTGCGGACAGCGGCTATACCTTCCGATACGCCATCTTCAAGGACCAGCGTGATGCCGATGGTGTAGGCGTCGATCATATCACCGGCCCGTAATGCGATCCGACACGGCTTGCGCGATCAGCATCGCCGCTTCTTCCGCGGCGCCGGCCGCTGTCGGAGCAAGAAACGGCCGAGGTGGTACGGAGCGGGTGCCAAGTTCCTGGTCGACCGCTACTTCGCTGGTCGATCCGATGGTTGCAGTCGTGCCTTCCGCTGTGCAGCCGATGGAGTCGCGAAGTGCGCCGGTACGTAGCCACGGCATGTCGTGCTGGCCACCTGGAGGGTGAGAGAGCGCCTGAACGACGCGCGTCTCCACAATTGCCGCCGCTCTTTCCAACGCATCGGTGGCGGCACGCGGCAGTTCGAGCTCGGCGAGCCGTTGGGCTGCCTGACGCGATCCGTCGATCTGCATCATTGGTCCTTCCAGTGCATGGTCTGCCAGTCGAAGACATGGCCGGCGAGCGTGCCGAGGGCCACCACGAAGGCCAGTCGCTCGTCGTCGGGGAGGCTGAAGGCGACGTCGAACGGCACCCCGTTCCTGACCAGGAAAAGACAGTCGATCAGGTCGGGGTGCCGGCTCAGTTTCCCGCGTTGGCCGCCACCTCGTGCGCAGGCACCGGCGCAACCGGCGCGAGGGCGGCAGCGACGGCGGCTATGCCTGCGTCACCCAGCCGCCCCACCATCGCTTCGATCTGCGCTTCCGTGGTGGGCGTGGGAACCGGCACGTCGTCGATCGCAACGACGGAGCAGGCCAGCAGCGCCAGTCCCAGCCAGGGCTCGTTCTGCGAAAGGATCGGGCCCGCGGCCTTGAAGAGGCGAAGCTTGTCCAGCGCGTTCAGGCGTCTGAGCGTTATGCAGGTGCCGTCGCCGGCGACGACGGTCCGCTCGGCCGCCGCAGCTGCGATGATTCCCGCCGACGGGCCAATCGGCGCCGCCATTACGAGATCCTTCGGCGACGGGCGGCGTAAAATTCCAGCTTCTGCTTGACGCTGGCATCGCCTTTCCACCGACCCGCGCTGGGAAGCCGGAATACGACGCTGTCATACTGAAACGTGGAAGTGGAGGCGTCAGGCTCGGTAATGTATTCGTACATCGTGCTGAGGGTCGGCTGTTCGCCGTTGTAGAAGGCCTGCTCGGCCGCGGCGATCATGTCGTCGGCGGCGGAATTGCCGCGCTCGACGTCGAAGCTGCCTTCCCAGCCTTTGGGAAGTTCGGCTGCCATCTGATTGCCGTCAAGACGGCTGACGCGGACGGATTGCGTCAACTGGCGGGCCTCGAAGCCGGTGACATGCTGGAGGTCGATGCGGCCGGACGGGCCGATCACGACGAGCTGGGTATCGCGACCGATCGAGAAGTTGTTGAGTGCCATGTCGGACTTTCCTTAGGACACCTGGCCGGTCGGCAAGGTCTGGCGGGACACCTGAACCGTCTGGCCGCCTTCCAGGTTGACGATAAACTTCTCGTTGATGGCCTGGTACTGGACCTGCGCGTCGGACTGTACGTAACCGAGGCCGGTACGTGATGCCGGATTGTTCGATATGTCGCAGATCACGCTGAAGGGCAGGCTTCCGTCGGTGCTGCCCAGCAGTCCCTGGCCCAACATGTTCTGCAGGAAACTGAGCTGCGTGGCGCGGACCTGTTGGAAGAGGCTGTTGTTGATCACCCGTCCGACATACTGGCCCATACCGGCCGCGAGCGTGGCAGCGATGTAGTTGGTAAGGCGCGTGTAGTTGTCGCCGTCGATGGCCTGATTCGACGAGGAGTTATGGCCGCCTCTGACACCCCAGTAGGTGCCGCCGGGCTGGGGATTGGCGATCACGTCGATGCCGGCGCTGAACAGCGCCGAAAGCTCGGCCGAGGAGTAGCTGGTGCTCTGGCCGCTGCCCGGCAGGCCCGATTTCTGGCTGCCAACGACGCCATAGAGCTGGTTGTTGAGACTGGACTGCTCCGGCGACAGATTGGCGAGCCGTCCGGCGGTGAAACCTTGTGGCGAGACCAGACGGATGGTGCCGTTGACCTGATCGGACCACCAGAGCCAGTCGCCGAACATCAGCTTGGCGGCGTAAGAGTTCAGGCCCGCCTGCTGCTTGACCGCGACGGCGTTCGTGATGGTGTCGCCGGCCGGTCCGGTGAGGATCATGTAGATCCCCTCCTGCAGTCCGAATCCTGCCTGGATCGTGTACTGTGTCGAGTCGTCGGCGTCGGCGAGAAGGGCGATCCCGCAGCCCTGGCCACGGAGCGCATACATGCCCTTGCGCGGCGTGATGTCGGTGCCGACAAGTGTTGCAGCAGTGACGCTCGCAGCGCCGTCTGTACCCAGAGTGCCGGCGCCGAGATTGAGGCTGAACGCGGCCGGTGCGGCGGTGGCGCCGTTCGCGCTAGCCACGACGAGTTGCGATGGACCGCGCTGCGGCCCCGCGCCCTGGTTCACCGCGGCAGCAAGTGTCGTCCAGAACGCCGCACCGGTGCCCGTAATGTTGTCATAGACCTCGGGGGTGATCCCCGGGATCGCAACCGTGAGACGCCAGCTGCCAGCCAGCGAGCCAGCACCGAGCGTAATGATAATCTGGTTGCCGAGTGAACCGGTATAGAGTGCGGTGAAGGCGACGGTGGTTGCGGGCACTGTGATCTGGGCCGCGGTATCGGTTCCGTCCGTCACGCGCACGCAGCGGAAGTTTTGCGCCCCTTGCTGGACGGCGGTCGCCATCTGGGTGCCCATGTCATATTTGCGGGGCATGATCGGGCCGAAATTGACAGCGTAGTCGGACATGGTGGCGGCAATCGTCGGGTGGCCGACTGGCCCCCAGGATGCCGTCCCGACCACACCGACGATGTCCGTCGGAACGCCGTTGAGCACCAGGTTCTGCGGCGGGACAATCTGGACGTACAGATCCGGAACGATCAGGGCCGTGGTGTTGATGCTGCCCTGCTGGACGATCGGCATTGATCAGACCTCCTTCACCGACGGATTGGCGACGCGCACCACGTTGGCTGCCTGTTCGCCGCGCAGGATCTCCTCGATGCGGGCGTCGTCGGTGACGAGATCGCCCCTGGCGAAGCCGCCGAACGGCTTCACCACGACAAGATGGATGTTCATGCTCGCTCCGGTTATGCGATGAATTTCGCCGCGTTGAGGCCGAGACTTCCGAACAGCATCGACGGCAACGAAGCCGTCGCCGTGGTCGCGTACTCGACACTGTAAAGAAGGTCTCTGCGGTACAGGGTCGCTTCCTGGGACTGGTCGAAGACGGTGGTTCCCGAGAACACAACGCGGGCAGAGGTTCCATCGGGCAGGGAGATGAATGGCATCGTGGCCAGCGCAGCGTCGATCGCGGCGACGGTCACGTCGCGCAGCAAAGGCGTGGAGCACCAGCAGATGATGCGGAACCGCTGCAGCTGCCGGCGGAGTTCCGTCACCCCGGTTGCATCCGCGACGACCCGAGCCAACAGCTCGCCGGCCCCCTGGAACGTTACGGCGGCGCCCGAGAGGGTCACGATACCGTCAGCGCGCGCGGCCACCGCGATATTGGCGGCTACAGAGGCAGGCGTGTCAGTGGTCGTGGTTCGGTAGGCGTAGCTGCGCCCATCCACCAGCACGCCGGCAACCTGACCTGACGTGGCCAACCCGTCGAAGGTGACGGTCGTGTTCGCGACGCTTGCCGTGAGGGTAGGCACCACCGGCGTTGCGGTCCAATCGACGGGATAGCGCGTGGTGTTGCGAATCCCCTCACCTTCCGGAAAGACGGTGACGTTGATGCGTCCCGCGGCCAGGTCCGCATTCAGTGCGGCCGGCTTCGGCCAGCCGCGATAGACACGGCAGAGCGGACCGGGAACGCTGGGATTGTCTGTGCCGTTCGGATAGAGCGCGGCAGAGACCAGCGAGACGAGAACGGCCTCGACGTCCGATTGGTCAGCCATCAGGTGGTCGCCTGCTTGACCGTCAGGCGCCAGCCCAGCGCAGTTAACTCCGCGGCGGCGACCGTTGCGTTGCGACCGAGATCGTCCTGCATCATATCATTTGGCAGAAGCACGACGTTCCCGAAGGCCGGCAGCAGCACCGTCCAGTACGGCACGGAGGTGTCGCTGGGCAGATCCGCGTCGGGCCGGCCGCTGCCGCCGACGCCCAGGATGCTGGCGGGCCAGTCCACCAGAAGCGGCGTGTTTGTATCGGTCGTAATCCCGCTGTAGCTGTTGACCCCGGCAAGTGACGGCGCCGATGAGCGCGAGAAGGACACGACGCGGTCGGCGCGGACGCAAAGAACCGGAAGCAGGTCCTGCTGCGCCGCGATGAACCACGTCATGCCGTTCTGCACGAGGTAATCTCCCACCTGCGTATAGGCGGCGTCGAAGACGCCCTGCCACAGCGCGTCCCCGTATGCGTTGGGACGGGCAAATCGGCCGTCAGGCGCGGAGAATGCCGCGTGCAGGCGCAGGTAGCGGTTTGCCGCAGAAATCGGCGAAACCGCCTCGCTGGGCCGATAGGCGTCGGTCTGCGACCCAATCGCGCGGGCGGCGATGTTGAGCCCCCAGCGGATGCGATCCTGGATATGATCGAGCGACATCTAGACGACGAGCGTGATGCCAGGCGACGCCAAGCCGGGCCCAGGAGGAAGGCCGAAGAATGCGCACAGCCTGCGGCGCCAGTCATCCAGCAGCGCCGAGCGCTGCGCCACCTCGTCGCGGTTGTGGGTCCACACCGCCGCCTGGTCGGTATCAAGATTTTGACCCGACATCGGGATAGCGGTTTCGAGGACATTCAGGTTGGCAAGGTAGCGCCGCACCACCGTCTCCTCCTCCGCCGACAGGTTGTTCATGCGGAATTCCAGAAGCCCGTACGCCTGATAGAAGCGCCAGTTCTGGAACCCTGCCGGTGTGCCGCCATAGGCCGGGTACCCGCAGAACCGTCGGATGTCGGTCTTCTCTGAATCCAGGAAGGCCATCAGAGATACGACCCGTTGCCGCGGGTCAGCAGGATAGTACCGCTGCCCGTAACGAGGACAGCGGCGGCGTAGGCGATAAGCGAGTTCACTGCGAGCATGATGCGAGAGTTGGGAAGCACCGGCATGTCCGCCGTCGACGCGGCCACCGTCGCATCGGCGCCGAAGCGGACATAGGCGAGCGAGGCGGTGGTGTTGGTGACCACCACCGAGTCCCCGCCGCCCGCAAGGGCCGCGTTCGACGAGGTGGTTCCCGCCGCAAGCGCGACCGTCCCGGTGGGACCGAAGGGCATGGTTGAGCCGATGGCCATGGCTTGTGCTTCCTGTGTGACGCTGCAGACAGCCGATGGATCGTGGGCCGGAGATCAGCCGACGTGCTCGACCATGACCGCGCGCTTGAACGCGGCGTTGGTAGCCGTGGGGATAGTGGTCGGATTGGTGGTCGTATCCGATGGAGTGCAGAAGCCACCGATCCAGTACCACGACTGAGCGATGATTTGCTGCAGGCGGTCGATCGGCTCGCGCGTTACCATCGCCACATCGTCGACGATGCTGACGATCGAGTCGGCCGGGGCGACGTCCTCGGCTGCCATGCCAGCGAAGTCGCCTTCGATCAGCGCACCCTGCCCGCAGATGATGGGACGGCGAACCATGAGGCCGGCCAGGCTGGGATGGGCCTGCACGTAGGCTTCGGTCGTCGGGATGAAACGAAGGCCGAGAAAGCCATTCACCATGCCGTGGCTAAACACCTGGTTGGCGGAAGTCGCGCCCTGGAACAACTGCTTGAAGTCCGGGTCGGCAAATAACTGGCGGGCCGATACCGGGTCCAGATAGCAGTTGTAGACGCCGTCGATCTCCGGCACCGCGTTCATGCGAAGCTTGGCGACGGCATCAAGCAGGCAGCCCATCGTGAGCGTATCGCCGGCCACCAGCGCGGCCGTGTTGCCGCGCTGCGAGGGACGCACGATGACGGATGCGGTTGCGGCGACCACCGCGTTGCCAGCGGTGCCATCCGCGACGGTGACGTTGCCGCCGAAGGTCAGTACGCCGGAGACGCCGTTCGGCGCCGTGGATACATTCACCGCATCGGCCTGCGCGCCAACCAGGCTATATGTGTTGCTTCCGACTGTGACGGTCAGCGCATTCGAGGAACTGACGGACGCCTGTACGCCGTTGACGAACGCATACTGGAAGCCACGAACATCGTCGACCGACACCGAAGCGCCGGCCGAAGACAGCGTCGTGCGAACCCGGGTGTTTCCACCGAAATACGCGTTGAACAGGGCGTTGCGCGCCAGTTCGTCCAGGCTTCGCGCGGCCTGCTCGCCATTCACGTATGCGTTCTGCAGGAACTGACTGGCGATCCCGACGCGGCTCGTGACCATGTTCAGGTCCACCGTCGCCGCGTAGTGGTTAATCGACAGAGTGTACTGCTCCACACCCCAGGAGCCGGGCGTCAGGCCGTTGTCCAGATTGGTGTTGGTCGCCGGAGCCAGAGGCGTGGTGACCGACGGCTTGAGGCCGGCGCGGGTCTTGGTGAGCGTCTCGCCGATGCCGACGGCGACCACTTCGCGGTCGGCGCAGGCGCGATAGCCGAGGCGCGAGCGCAGAGCCTGCTGGAACTCACGCTCCAGGAAGCCCTGCTGGATGATCGGCTGCAGGGCGGCGGGGAAGTTCTGAATCGGCATGGCTGGTCAGTTTCCTTCGATTCGTGGCATTCGGTTATCGAGCAGGATCAGGTCCGCTTCTTGACAATGGCAGCGCGCGCAACGCGGTACTCCGCGTCGGTCATTTCCGTTGCAAGCTTCTGGCGGGACGGCAGTACGTGCGGAGCGGCAGACGTGCTGGAAGACGAAGCGCCCGCGGAACCGCCAAAGAGCCACGGCTTGCTCTTCTTCAGCTCATGCATGACCTTCGCGGCACCTTCGACCTCGCCGCTTTCATTCAGCTTGAGGGTGGGTAGATCGATCAGCCTGAGGCCATCCAGGTCGATCATTCCTGCCCGCACGGCTTCGACCTTCAACTCGGAGCGAAGCACCCGGCCTTCCGCCTGACGCTGCAGTTCCGCAAGCTGGCGTTCCAGCACATCGGCACGCTCGCGCAGCTCGACCAGAAGCGCCTCCGTGGCGCCGCCGTCCGGTACTTCTGTCTCGTTCGACATCAATCCGTCCTGTTCAGTTTCATGTCCGCGGAAATGCGGTCGAGCTCCGCTCCGACGTCGGCTATGTCGTAGGTATCAGCGATTGATTTGACCGCGGTTTCCCGGCTGATCTGACCAGCAGCCGCGAGCACGGAGAGTGTTTGCGCGTCCTTCTGCCGATCGTCCGCGGTGGACGGATACCAGCGCGGCCACTTCAGCGTGATGCGCTCGTTCGGATCCATGCGCGGCGCGGGCCGACCCATGATCGTTAGCGGATAGATTTGAGCGGCCTGCAGCACCATGCGGGCGATTTGAAGGAGGGCGCCTTCGCCGTAGCTGACACGCAAGTTGTCGGCCAGCCAGATCAGTCCCTGATTCATCAGCTCCAGCGCTCGGCCTGACTGCGCGGCGGTCAGGCGGTCCGCATTCGCCCGGTTGCCATGAACGCTTTCCAACGCGAGTTCTCGGAGCGTTCGCACGTATTCGATAACCGCCGCAGAAGCCGTGCCGCCGATTTCGAGCAGCTTTGCATCGCCCTTCTCGCTGACCACGAGCGCGTTTCCGGCACCCTTCACGATTTCGCCGTCAGTCGATGCAGGCTCCTTGATCAGCAGCGTCGGGTCACTGCTGTATTTCAATCCCCTGCCCGCCTGGCTAAGCTGGTAGTCGATCTCGATCTGGGTCTCGATGGCTGCGCGGAACGTGCAGGCCCCATCATCAGGGCTACCCGATGCCGAGGGGCCCGGCAGGTTCTTTATCCACACGACAGGTACGAAGCCGAGCCTGTGGCGCACAGTGCGCGCCTCGTCGATCGCGGGTTCCATCGGCTCGGCAACCGGCGTCGGGAGGTACCAGGTCTCTGCATCCTGATCCCAGACCCGCTGGAACCAGTAGTCGCCCTGGGGATCGATCGCGTCGCCGTAACCAGCGGCGACGAGGACATCGCCCGATACCTTGTATCGCTCGACAACCGCAACAAGGGTGTCTGGCGCCGTCGGCGACCAGGTCGGGGTCAGGTAGATCGTATCAAGTGCATCGACGAAGATGCGCCCACGAAGCACACGAAGCAGAAGCGCCACCGAGCCGATGGAGCCACGAATGGCCGCAGTCGTCATTAGCTGATTGAGCCGCGCCTCACGCACGATATCGGCGAGCGCATCCCGCGTGCCCGGATCGGCGCAGTCTATCGTCGGAAAGTGGCCTTCGCTGAAGAGCAGCGAGACACTGTCCTCGACGACCACCCGGCACAGCGTGTAGCGCACGGACGGACGGCGGTTCCGCAGCGGGATGTAGTCGCCGCCGGCACTGCGTTCCTCGTGAAACTGATAAGGAAGCACGTCGTAGAGCGTGCCATCGAGAACCCGTTTCAGAATGTCGAGCGCTCGAGTCCGCTGCGGGTAGTCGAGGTCGCGCGGGATCAGGTCGCAGATGGTCTCGAACATGCTGGTCCCTACAGACGAAAGCGGTGACAGTGAGGGAGGCAGCGGCGGCGCGCGCCGCCCACCGCGAATCGAGCCAGGTCAGCGGCCGAGAAGGTCGAGGCTGAGGCGCCGCGACGGAGGACTCAGCAACAGCAGCTCCGCGAAAGCCCGAGACAGCGCATCCACCTGGTCGTCCTTGCGACCATGCGGAAACGCCTTCAGCTCCTCCAGGAACACCTGGTTCCAGTCGGCACGAACCATGGCAACGTTGCCGGCCTCGACCTGCACTGCGACCGGAGTGGCGCGCGTCGCCTTGGACCCGGTTTCCCGGGACGACACCACGTTGTAACCCGCCATCTGCCGAATGAGCATGGAGACGGCAAACTTTCCCGACGAACCGGGATCCTGTGGCATCGAGACGACCACGCTCGATCCATCCTGCCGCGCCGCGTTCAGAATGGTGTCCTGCACCTGGTAAGGTGACGCGCGCAGTCGGACGATGTCCAGGACGACGAAGCGACCGGACTCCTCACGGTGCAGCTTGAGCCCCACCGTCCAGTCCGGATCGTTAGCGCCGTTCTCCTGTGTCGCAGCAAGGTCCCAGGCACGAACCACATTGCTTGCGATGCCCTGGGGAGGGGCATCGAGAACGGCGATGTTCTGTACCTTGAACAGCTGTCCGGTGGCTGGCCACGGCAGTTGCTGGAAAAGGGCCGACCAGGCTCGTTCACCCATGCCATCTCGCTTTCTATGCAAGGCCGCGGTGTCCTCCCACTCGGGCCAGAGCGGAGCGCCGACGGGCCGGTTCAGCGGGTCGTCAGGTTCGGCGAATGCGGGCAGACGCAAGACCCGCCATTCCTGCATGTTCTGATTGAGCAGCCGGCCGCCGAGATCATCCTCGTGCCAACGAGTCATCACCAGCACGATGCGACCGCCGGGTGTCAGTCGGGTTAGAAGATCCGATCGGTACCATTCCCAGATCGAGTTGCGCAGCGGCAAGCTGTCCGCCTCCGAGTGGGACTTGATCGGGTCATCAATAACGACCAGGTCGGCACGGCGGCCCGTAAGCGGGCCGCGCAGGCCGGAGGCGAAATACTGCCCGCCGGTCTGCAGGCGCCACCGCTGCGCCGAATTCTCGTTGTGCGCCATCGCAATGCCGAGGCTGGGTCCGTGATCGCTGATCAGTTCCCGGAGTCGGCGGCTGAAGAACTCGGCGAGGTCGGCTGTATGGGAGGCGGCAATCACCGAACTTTTCGGATACCGTGCCATCCACCAAGCCGGAAAAATCACCGAGGTATAAGTGGACTTGGCTGAACCCGGCGGCATCAGCACCATGAGCCGGTCAGTCCGGCCGCTGGCGAGTGCCTCGAGCTCGTCCAGCAGCGCTCTGTGATGCGTCGCCGGACTGAAGCCAGATGCCGCGAGCGCGTGGACCGCCCACTCAGGCAAGTTGGAGCGGATCCTGTCGCGCCGGCGGGCTTGCAGCAGCAGGTAGCGTTCCACCGCCTGGTGGTCGATTTGCGGGCTTTGCGTCATCTGATCGGCCCGCATCTCCGGGACAGCCGGCGCCTTCCGACCTCAGGAGTCGGACGCCAGAATCCGACCCGCCGCGCCACGACATGGCGACGCCGGCGGGTTTTGGCTTTACAGCGGGATCTACGGGTGAAACGGCTTGAACAGCGGCGCCGCGAAAGCGCAGCCCGCCATCATATTCAACATCCTACCCCACGGTGGGGTATGTGGGCAAGGGAAATATTCCCTCGATGAAGATTTTTTTGTTAGCGGCCGCGATGGCCGTTCTAGCGGCCTGCCATCACGAGCTGGCGGACCCGCTGCAGTCAGGACAAATCCTGTCGCTTGGTTCGTTGAGTGGGCGATGGGTAGGCCCCGTGACCCCGGGCGCGGAAGGCTGCGGCCCGAAGGCGACTGGCCTGATGTCGATCGAGGGTGGGCAGTTCGCCTTCGATCCCTTCCAGGGGGCCACGGTCATCAAGGGTACTGTATCGGACGACGGGCAGTTTGCCGGGACGCTAGCGAGAGCGATCGGGCAGCAGACGGCGACCATAAGTTTCTCGGGGACCGTATCCCGGGGGGGCAACGAGGACGAAATCGCCGGTCGACTCGTCTCCGGCCGTTGCACGTGGGCCGTGACTCTGAAGCGCGGGTAA